TCATCCCAAAGACACCCACTTCAACTTGCTACTTATGCGTGGGCTTTGCGCAAAATGGATGGCCTTGAAGTGAACAAAGCAGGTTTTTGGGATGCACGCACTGGTCATGTAACTACTTGGAATTTGGAACATCTTGCTACTGAAGAAGTAGAAGAGATCTATACTGAGTTTGACAGAGCACGTAAGGCTAAGATATTTTTACCTAATCTAAGCAACTGTGGACGTTGTGGTGTACTATCGTACTGTAAGTTTATGAACGGAAAATACACGGAAAAGGAGAAACAACATGGCTAATGCTAACTTCCAAGTTAGTTCTAAGTTGAATGATGGTCGCATATTTGTGATCGCAGGAGACACAGCCGATGAGTTCAAGCAAAACTTGACTCATATATTGGGTGACATTGGGGCTGAGAATTTAATCTCAACCATGGCGTCATCTGTAGAGGGAGCACCAACGACTATAGAGTCAGCGGTTGCCAACCTTGCACAAGGACTAGGTGCCAAACCTGTATCGAGTCCAACACAAACTTTCACCCCAAGTACTGGTCCATCAGGACGGTCTTGTAAACATGGTGAAATGACTAAACGTACTGGCGCTGGTGCTAAGGGGCCTTGGAAGGCATTTATGTGTCCTTCACCAAAGGGAACACCAGATCAATGCGAACCAGTATGGATTCGTCGCAGTGATGCAGAATGGACTTCATTCTAAAACATGAGAACTTTAGCCCGTGCAGTAGGTAGTAAAGATATCGGTGGTGAACCATTACCAACGGTATTTCGTACCTTTGATGTCAATAAAATTGTCATTAGACGGGCAGAAGTATCTATGATTGCTGGCACTCCAGGGGCAGGTAAGTCAACACTTGCCCTTGCGATTGCTCTTAGATCAAAAGTGCCAACGCTTTATATAAGTGCAGATACTAATGCTCATACAATGGCTATGCGTCTGTTATCAATGATTTCTGGTCAAACACAGTCCGTGGCTGAACAGATGCTCATAGAAAATGTTGATGAATCAAGAAAAGTAATCAACGAAAACTCAGGACATATCTTCTGGTCATTTGAATCAGCCCCTACTTTGGTTGATTTAGATCTAGAAGTATCTGCTTTTGAGGAACTATGGGGTTGTCCACCAACCTTAATCGTAGTAGATAACCTAATGGATATCGCTAACGATGGTGGTGAAGAGTTCGCAGGAATGCGTTCTACAATTAAAGAACTGAAATATCTCGCAAGAGATACCAATGCTGCAGTTCTTATCCTTCATCATACGAAGGAATCTTACCCTGGCAATCCATGCCAACCTAGATCAGCGTTGCAAGGAATGGTTGCACAATTACCAGCCTTGATATGTACCGTTGGAACTAATGCTCCTGGATATATTGCAATAGCGCCTGTTAAAAACAGATACGGTAAAGCAGATCCAACTGGAGATACTTCGTTCTGGCTACAATTTAATCCAGAAGTGATGGAAGTTTCCGATATTCCTGAAAGAATATGAGTGCTAAGGATATCTGGGAATTAAACCCAGACTATAAAGAAGCCATGGATGTACGTGGTGAACCTACTAAGGTTTGCCCATGTGGTTCTTTTGTCTGGAAACTACTCGTCGAATGGGACGACGATAGTGATACAATAAGTTCATACTTTATCGACATGGAGTGCGCTGTCTGCGGGACAAAGGCAACAGCCCCAACAGAGGAGAGACTATGAAGAAAAACAACCTAAGATATATAACTATGTGTTTCGTAGTTATTGCAGGCTTTTGGCCACAGAGTGCTTATGCAAGTGTGGCAGCAATAATACCTATGAAACCAATTTGCCATGAGGTTAATTTAACAATTAGCCAAAGCAAGAAACTTGCTAAAAGATATGGTCAATTAAAAGCAAAGCAAGTAGGTTGGAATAACAAAGAGTGGCAAGCATTACTTACTCTTTGGACTAGGGAATCTCGCTGGGATTACACAGCAAATAACCCAAAGTCAACAGCGTATGGCATACCCCAAATGCTTAATATGCCTGAAGATACACCCCTAACTAAGCAAGTTGATTTAGGTGTCAAATATATCCAAAAGCGGTATAAAACGCCTACTTTAGCGCTTAAACATCATGATAGAAAGGGTTGGTATTAGAGACTAAATGGCTAACAAGAATGGTCGCAAGGGATCTTTATTTGAAACAACTGTATTAAAATGGTTGCGTTCTAAAAGTGTTGTAGCCGAAAGGCTTACTAAGGCAGGGGCTAAAGACGAAGGCGACATTGTTGTCATGGCCAATGGTAAAACTTATATCCTGGAACTCAAGGCGACTAAAGCACTCAAGTTGCCTGAGTTCTGGAGTGAAGCAGTAGTCGAAGCAAAGAATTACGCCACAGCGCGTTCTATCAGCGAGGTACCGCCATCTTATGTTATAATTAAACGTAGAATGGCAGGAATAAATCAAGCATGGGTGGTGGAAGATTTTGACCAATGGATCAAGAAAGTCACAACGTGTAGATGCCCTGCCAATTAAGGGTATACTAGAACATTATGGAGCAACAGTACCAGAAAGAAGTGGATGGTCATCCATCAGATGTCCCTTCCACGACGACAATCATAAATCAGCCACAGTCAGTACTAGAGAAAATGTATTTTGTTGTTTCGCCTGCCAAGTTAAAGGCGACACTTACAGAATTATTATGGACAGAGAAGGACTAAAGTTTTATGAAGCAGTCAAGTTTGCAGAGAGAATCACTGGGCAAAGCAGCAAAATATTACGCAGCAGCAATACACGAAGCGGAGGATTACCTCGCAGAACGGGGAATAACTCTGGAAGTAGCACGGAGAGTGGGCTTGGGCGTCGTGCTCGATCCAGTTACGGGGCATGAACAATATGAAAATCGTCTCTCTATTCCGTATATTACGCGTACGGGCGTGGTTGACCTCAGGTTCAGATCAATGGATTTGCAAGAACCGAAGTATATGGGCTTGGCTGGTGCAAACACACATCTCTTCAATACAAGGGCGTTTTTCAAAGCGTCGTCATACATTTGTATATGCGAGGGTGAGATTGACACCATCACGTTGGATTATGTTTGTGGTTTATATTCGGTTGGGGTCCCTGGAGTGAACAACTGGAAGAAACATTACACTAAATTATTAGCAGACTTTGATAAGGTATTCATGTTTGCAGATGGAGATCAGGCTGGTCACGATTTTTCTAAGTCATTGACTCGTGAACTAGGCAACGTAGTTACTGTTCAAATGCCAGAGGGCGAAGATGTTAACTCTATGTATTTGAAGCACGGCGCAGATTACTTCAAACAAAAGGTGGCTAACTCACAATGACAGTACTAATCCCTTCTGATAAAGGTTTTGAGTGTGCAGATTGCGATTTCAAAACCAAAGATATTTTCTTGTTCTTAGAGCACTGTGATATCACATTTACTTGGGGTCTTAGACTAAGCAATAGATACTCACTTGACCTATTCCCTGCTCTTCAAGAGATCAATTTATTACTACAAAATGACCATGCCGACTGTGCCTTAAGGCTGGTTCAATCAATATCACTTGCCTTAGTTAACTCTTCAGAAGGAGATCAGTCCTTCCATAAATTTGTTAACGAGGCGGTAACTAAGGAAATAGCCTTAGATATGGTAGAGAGTATAGAGGAGATGCTTAAAAATGAAGAACATAAAAAAACTGAGGAATGATATTCCAGACCCAACTGATTTTGAGTTGGCAATTTGGCAAGAGGTAGATGATTTAGTTAATCTACTTATCTCTAAGCACAAGGATTACGGGCCAAAGAATATATCCGATTCACCAGGTGGTGCTATCAATGGACTCAGGGTTCGTATGCATGACAAGTTAGCACGTATTAACAACTTGTTTGATAGTGGAAAAGATCCACAACATGAATCCATTGAAGATTCTTTCAAGGACATGGCGAACTATGCAATCATTGGATTGCTCGTACTGAAAGGTAAATGGGATAAAAAATAATGTACATGCTTAGATACATAATTGCTAAACCATTTGAGTGGTTAATGCGTGTATTCTACAGGATACATCTTGCTATTGACCAGAACTCAGACTGGTACTGCTTAAATCAATCTGAATTAAACATCATATGTGAGGAATACCTAGCAGACTTTACAGATGTTTCAATTGATGATTACCTATATAGAGACGGCTCCATTGAATTTGGATCAGGATGTGATTGCGGATGAAAATATTTGGACCATATAAAGGAAGTAAACAAAACGGTGGACGTCCTATCTACGTGATTAAACGTAAGAAAAAGGATGGAACTACTGAAACTACATCTACCAATAAAGCACGTCTTGATTACAAGAAGGCTACTGGTAAGAAGTTAAAACGTAACCAAGAGGTTGACCATAAAGATAATGGTGGACGTAAAGGTAACGACAAGATATCCAACCTACGGGTCTTGTCTAAGAAGAAAAACGTAGGACTAGAGAATAAGAGACGAGCAAAAGGAAAATGAGCAAAGCAATTGTCGTGATCTCAGATTTACAGTCCCCGTTCCACGACGTAGATGCAGTTAAAGCCGTCAAAAAATTCATCTATGCCTATCAACCTGATTCAGTAGTATCGGTTGGAGATGAAATAGATTTTCAAAGTATCAGTCGTTGGGCAAAGGGTACTGAACTTGAATGGGAAAGATCAATAGGTAAAGACAGAGATACAACCGTTAAGTTATTGGAAGAATTAACTGTTGATACTATTGTACGTAGCAACCATTCAGATAGGTTGTTCAATAAGATACGTTCATCTGCGCCTGGATTCTTAGGATTACCAGAGTTGGAAATTGAAAAGTTTCTAAAGTTAGATGAACTTGGTATCACGTATTATCATGGACCTGTAGAGATAGCACCAGGTTGGTTACTTATGCATGGAGATGAAGGTAACGTACAACCAACAGCAGGGGCTACAGCACTTGGACTTGCGAAAAGAAGCGGCATGTCCGTAGTGTGTGGACACACTCACCGTATGGGCTTGGCACATTACACTCAAGCATGGGCTAATGGATCTCGTGCTGTATGGGGTATGGAAGTCGGACATCTAATGAATATTAGACAAGCCAAATACATCAAGGCAGGACTATTCACTTGGCAGCAAGGGTTTGGAATCTTGCATGTGGATGGAAAAAACGTGACGCCCCAAATCGTACCTATCATCAAAAATAGTTTTACGGTTGAGGGCAAGACATGGCGATGGTAAAGAGATTCATTGAAGACTACGAAGGTGTCGTTGCTTCTATTGCATACGAATTCTCACGCAAATATCGCATGGTTGATATTGATGACTTACGTCAAGAGTTATGGGTATGGTTCCTCTCTCACCCAAACAAAGTTAAATATTGGCATGAGATATATGATAAAAAACAATCAGTCAAACTCGTTGCCAGATCCTTACGTAATGCAGCAAAGGATTACTGTCAAAAAGAAAAGGCTAACTCAGTTGGCTATCGTGTAGAGGATAACTACTACTACGATAAAAACATGCTAGAATCGCTACTTCCTGCTGTTTTAACAGGCAACAGAGAAGCACCAGCGATGAATGATTTAAGCGTGACTAACGTAAAAAAGATCGCTTCTGAGGGTAATAACTGGCCTGCAATATGCTCAGATATCGAGAAAGCCATAAGTAAATTAAGCAAGGAACAGCAAGATATGATAATCTTGCGTTACGCGAGTGGATTTGAATTAGCGGTGATAGCCTCTGAATTATCTATATCTCAGGACGCGGTACGTATGCGTGTAAACAGAGCATTGAAGAATATGCTAAACTTCTTGGGTGGTAATTATCCACGTAAGGAAAGAGATTACACGGAAGAGGAGATAAATGAACAAGGAACTGATATCACCGCGGGAGATAGCGATAGCGTTCCAGACGATACAGAAATACTTGATGAACAATGAGTGGGTTAAATCGCAAGATAAAGATTTAATTGACGCATTAAGTAGCGCTTGTCTGTGCCAACTCACCATGTTCCGTGTGACAGCGATGTATGGAGAGGACCAACACAAACTTTTCCACGCGTAGTTCGCGTGTGTACACGTAATGTACGTGTGTATGTGTGATTAAAAATAGGCATTAAAAAATCCCCCACACGGAAGGACTCGTGTGAGGGATTCGTGTGCGTGGTATTAGGCGGATACCACTTGCTTTATCTCAGCAGATTTTACATCAAAGTAAAAGCGTAGTTTATGGTCTAACAGGTTTTGCACGTTACATACGCTTTCGAAGTGTACATCATCACGCGTAGTTAATTCTACACGCAATACGTATTTTTCAGCCATTAGTTTATCCTCTCGATTTGTAGTACACGCTTAACCTCAGCGTCATCTAGGGTTTCTACTTGCCACTCATTGTGTGCGTCAAGGGCTAACTCAATAGCCCTATCCACATCATCACTTGTTACGTATTGGTATAAGTCTACCATACACCTAGCCTTTATACGATACGTGTGTAGTTCACTCATTTACTCCACCTCTCTTACAGTAGCACGCATGGCACGCAGGGATATTATCTTGTATGCCAGCATCACGTAAGTTACCACAATAGCGACACTTCATAGCGCCACCGATAGTATCATGGTTAGTATGCCTAGCGTAGCGAAGGATAGCCACGCTATCATGCGTAATTGTTCCCACACAGTTTCTTGTGTGAACTCATCATTGTAGTTCATTTTCCCACTCGCTTTCCTGTGGTTGTGGACGTTGTATATCAAGCGGATTATCGTATGAGAAAGTTAGACTTGTAGTCTTGATACCTCTCTCACGTTGATACTCTCTACGCTCATAGGTATCTAGGTTTGCCCATATACCCTCGAGGTCTGTCCATTGTAACGAGTATTCTAAACACTCATCATACGCAGGACAATTTAGGCAGATACTTCTAGCACGCAAGGCACTAGGTGTGTATGAGTATCTATTACGCACATCTACACGCATAGCCATGAGGTCTTTCGTGAACTCAGGGAACCAATCGTTTGGACGTGAGTCGCCAGCACACAGCGCTTTATTCTTGAACTCGGGTGAGTTATTCATTTGAGTTCCTTCCTGCGTGCTCAAGTAGCACACTTAGTTTGACCATGCCACATGCGTAGCAATAGTTTCGTTCCTCGTTGTAATCATGTGTGGGTACCCATATCGGTACATCACACTTGTAACAGCGTGTATCTATGCACTTAGTTGTTCGCATTAGATAACTCCTGTTCGTGTCCTATCTGACCAGCCTTCTCACGATAGGTGTTAGCCTTGAGTAGCCACATGTTTGCGGTTACCATATCACGCTCATTGAGTGCGATTAGGTAATGCTTGTAGCACATCTCAGCCATGTAAGCGTGTGCCTTGAGTGGTGGGTGTTTGGCTATACGTTTCATGCTAACCCCCATGCCTCGTGTATAGTTTGCTCTTGCGTTTTCTTTGCTGGCTTGTAGCACATGCAGGTATCGGTATCCATATCACACCATTGGCACGTATTACACATTGGACATATCGCGTCCTTTTCTAGCCTGTCCTCATCTAAGTACGCCATGCAAGCCACGCATTGGAACACACCTTCTGTGCCTGCGCTTAGGTCGTATGAGTCGTACATGTAAGGGGGATAGAAACTGTCGTATGAACGAGCAGACGTCCAGCGTGTGCCGTAGTCTGCCTTGCAACTGTCGTTAGACCACCACACCTTGCTCTCGTCCTCGCTACCCTTGTCTGCGTGTATCAAATACATCTGATAGTCAGCACGAGGGTCAACTGTGAGTACGCACAACTTAGAGCCTGACGTGTATTCCTCTATCATGTTGTACATGTGAGGATTATCTAAGGCTTTAACACCGCCCATTT